GGGTTTGGGTTGATACGTTTTTTTTACATTAGATTCCATCCAGTGTAGTTTGTTGGGTATGATGTTGGATATTGCCCGTTGTTTTGGTTTGCCGTGTACTCGGGGAATAATTGAGGATAGTAGGATAAATAATCCACCAATCTTCTTCGGTATGTATCGGCAGTGGCTCGGGTGCGTTCCACCAATGTATTGATTTCTGTTTCCGTTGGTAATTGTGTACCCTCTGGGGTATTACGAACGATTCCCGCATTGCTTACCTCGTATCCGTGAAATAACAATAAATCTGCCATGGAGTAATGAATAAGCATGGGTTGCACGTATTCGCTCACCAATGTTAAATAATTACCCGCCAAAACTCCATTTTGAACATCGGTTAGGATTTTACGATAAAGTACGGTACCCAATAATTGTTGTACCTCAATATCTTGTGCCACCTTGATGAATGGGGTTATTTTATCAATATCAAAATTACCACTCAATTGGGTGTACTTAAATAAGTCATCCTTGGTAATTAGTAAAACGTCATCGTTTGCGTACATTGTATTTATCTATTTTTAAGTGAACCTCTATTTGGTAAATCATTTGTTTTTACGGATGCAATATCCCAATTCGGTGGGGCAAATGGTACCCCCGCTCTATCTGCACTTTGTGAGGATACTCTATCGTAGTTATCCTCAATATCACGCATGTTGGATGCCTTTTCCTCGGGCGTTAATGGTATTATTTTACCATTGATTTTCTTCCGTCTGTAAGTCAATCTAAACCATTGGTGCTTACAATATACCCCTCCCTTGTATTTCCATATGGAATACGTGGATTTACCTTGTGGGGCAAATTGTCCATTAATTCCATCAAATCCCATATTATCAATATCCTCACGCCTATATACTACCCCCAATTTGGCATTCGCCACCATGTCTTTGCAAAATATGCGGCTATTCTCTTGGGTACGCAATGGGCTATAACGATAACGCATCAAATAAATACCTTTATCATCCGCACTTTTCTCATCGGGGTTTGCAAATCGTTTGAAAAATTCATGGCGATTTAATTGCATTTCGCCATCTGGATCGTCCACGGGGGATTCGTCCACCAACTCCCATAAATCTTCATTGATGACCTCGCCTTTATCCTTTAAATATTCCAACCACATATGCTCATCCTCATGGGTAAACTCTGGGACTTTATTCGCCGATAATTTAGCGTCTATTTCTTTTAACTTGCTTTCTGCCCAACGGATTCCAGCATCTCCACCCCATGCATCCCACATCAATCCACCACACCCTTCCGAATATGGTACATTTTTGTTTTGTTGGTGTCTGCGAAATGCTGCCATTCGGGCAATGGTATCACGGCTTATTGGTTCGCCCTTTGCCAATTGGTTTGCACGTTGTTTACCTACTGCCGTACCACAATCACCCCATCCGTGTTTCTCTGCCCATTCTAATGCTTTTTTAGCATTACTCCTTGCCCCCTCGGGGTAATCGGTATATGATTCTAATTCTATTTTTGAACCCTCCCAATAGTTGTAACATATCGCAGCGGCTTGGTCTTGGTCTTTACCCTCACCAACTACCACGGAAATACAACGCCCAATGAAATCGTCTTTGGATTCACCCGCATTGGGTTTCACTAAATCAATCTTTTTTTTTTGGGAAGAAAATCCCATCTCTTGTTCGGCTACTTCCTCGGTAACTGCCTTACCACTCAAATCCGTAAATTCCAATGGTTGCAAGGTTCTAAAATACAACTCTAATGAAATACCATTGGCATGTAATACCTTTTCTACACCCTCAATAATTAATCGTTGTAATGGGCGTATTACAATGTTGTCAAATAGGATAGAGGCACTCTTTAACTCCTCCGCATTATTCCCTAATCCTGTATTGTCTTTAATACCCAACAACATCGGGGAAACAATACGATGGGCTAACATTATCTTCTGGGTGGATTCCCTTGATAGGAATTCGTACTGATTATGAGCATCGCTTAATTGAACGGGCGTTATTTCCGTTGCCGTATCTTTTGAATCGTTAAATGAAATGATGGCACGACCTGCATTGGAAGAACCACCCCATTTGGCAGTAATTTGTCCCTCAATTGCATTCCGTACCTCTTCGGGTGGTTGCCCATTGTTAAAATTGATTAACATGGATGGGGCTAACCCATTCTTGATATTGTTAATATGGTAATTACCAATCTCGCATTCTAAATCCGCCCATTGGGTTCCACCTTGATAATCCACTGGGGCAAAGTAGTACGATCCCGTAGAATAGGGTTTAACAACCAAGATACATTCATTCTCGGTTTCGTCAAATCCAAAGGCAGCAAATCGCTTGGGTTGTTGCCCACGCTTTAATTTTGACCAATCCGCACAAAAGTAATACCCCTCAATTTCCCCATGCTCATTGGCACGTTCGGGGCGGAGTGTTTGTATTGCCCAATGGCTTACTTTAACATACTTTTTCTTGTCCTTTGATTTAACGATGTGCAATGCATATTGCCCCAACATTTTTAAATCCAATGTAACGGCACGAATACAATCGGGACTAAATAGTTTTTTAAACTCAATATACCCTTGTAAATGTCTATCCCCCTTTACAACCTCCAATCCCAATCCATACACCATATCCGCAATGCCTTTAATGGCTGCGTTGTTGGTAGGGCTACCATGGTATAAATCAATTAAATATTGGTAATAATCGTTATCCTCACCATATTCAACCCAATTTTTGTTTTTATGCTCCACAATTGCGGGGGCAGTATATGACGCCAACGCCATAAATTGGAAATTCTTATTGTCTTTTATAGGGTTATCCATTCGGGGCTAATATTACTTGTTGTATCCCAGTGTTTAAATGTCTTATTGATGTTGGTGGATTCATCCGACCACGTAGCCAAATATTCCCACATTAACACATCGCTATTATATATGCGTATTAATATAACATCCAAGTTTTGTGCAACATCTGCAATGTCGGTTAACGATGGTAAATCTATGGTAATTCGTGAACCATTATTGGTTATTGGTTCGGTGCCACTTACTTTTACTTTGGTGTTTTTATGCCATACTTCCACATATCCATTTGCCATGCTTTCAAAAGAAACAAATGGATAGAATGAAATGGAGGTTGTCAATAAATTAATTACCATCTACATTATTAACGCAATAATCCAAATTCGTTGTAAAACAAAAACCCCCACCACATGGGTAGGGGCTTTCAATCTATGAACGAAAACCGAAATTAAGCGGGTACAGTGATAACACTCAACACCTCTGCATAGGTTTCCGCATCTACGGGGGCAGGGGGTAAAGTTTCGCTACCGATAAAGGTTAAGGTATTCAAACGTGCATCGCCCATTTGTGTACCCCATGACAATGTACCACCAGTGGAATCGCATCCCTCATCGGCACCTAACAACCAAAATTGGTCGTTTCTGTCCCAAATAATGATACGCCATCTACCTTGTGAAAGGGTATTCACGGTGTCCATATCCAAATCGCCACTATTGGGTGTAACTCCACTTGGTTTGAATGACAATGTGAATGTTTGGGTGTACATAGTATTTCCGTTATCACGGCTACTTGTTGGGGCTACTTCCAAGGTTGACAAACCTTTAAGTTCCCAGAACCATCCAGTTACGTTTACGGGGGTAGGCGTTGCACCATTGTTGATGGATGTTACTAATCCACTTGCATCCTTGGTTACTACGTTTGAGAAAACGTAAGGTACAAAAAAGGCACCACGAATACCACCGACAAATTGTTTACATGGTTCGTATCTGTTTGCTAATGTATTACAAGACATTTTTATTTTATTTTTTGGTGTTTAAACTAAAATAAAAGGGCAGGGCATTTTTGTAAACCCCGCCCCTTTACATTTGAATTATTTGGTTATTAGGAGATGTTTAATACTACTTGTTGGGTTGGGTTAGTAGCAATCAAACCACCAGTGAAACGCATGATGATACGCACGTTTTGTGATCCGTCAATATCGCTCATATCAATGAATTTTACTTCGTTGTAATCGCTCAACAAACCAGTACCAAAGTGCAAATCGCTCTTCAATCCCAATACGCAATCGGAATCGTTAAGACCTGGGCACATTGTAACGGGAATACCTTGGAAATTCATTGGCTTCTCGCCTACATAGAACTGGAAGTTATAGTTTCCAGCGGATAATGCGGCTTGGTATGCTTTCATGGTTGTAGGTCCTACATAGAACTGATATCCATCTTTACCATACAATGCACTTGGAGATGCATCCAACATTGCCTGTAAACGAGCAACTACGTTGGCACCAGTAGTAACGCCAGTGGCAGTAACGGTAATTGCTGAATTATCCAACAAATAACCAACCATACCCTCATCGGCAGTACCATTGTAGAACAAAGTAGTTTTCCAAATACCTAATTCAACGGCTTGTGCAACCTCTGCGGCTGTTTGTGCTAATGCGAACTCTTCAAAAGTAGCGGGTAATTTCTCAAATGCGGAGAATCCTGCTTGTGCTGCTTCCCATGTAGTACGCAATTGATTCTTACACAATTGTAAGTTTACTTGCTTTTCTACGGTGGTCAACACGTATTCGCCCAAAGTTACGCTTGATGAATCTGTGAAATCACAAGTTGCATCGGCAATAACGATGGAATTTTGGTAGTTACGAATCACCTCTTTGTAGGCTACATTGGGGTGAACGGTAATCAATTCTTTTGCAAGGGTATCACCTGACAAAAGGGCGGCTGCAATGTATTTGTTCGCAAACAAACCCGCATAGGTGTTTGGAGATACGGTTGGTCCGCTAAATGCAAATTTATTTCTCATTTTTATTTAGTGTTTAAAGGTTTTAAAATAATGAATCAAATACTCTGTCTTTAATGTTCTTTTCACGCTTGGCACCAATCTTGAAATTCAATTCGTGTTTGGTTTCTGCCTCGGGTGAAAATTTGGTGTGTTCTGCTGGAGTTTCTGCCAATTGCTTTTTCAATTCCTCATTTTCGGCACTCAACTTTATGTTTTCGGCTTTCAATGATTCGTTTGATAATTCAATAGCGGATAAACGTGCCTCAATTTTTGAAAAATAAGATTCTTCCATTTCGGTTTTAGATTTCACAACCTTTTTAGGCATTGAATCTTTACCCATCATTCCTGTTTCTTCTCTTTCAATCATGTCTTTGGCTTCAACTTCTTCAACTACCTCTTCGGTAACTTCTTCTTTTTCAGTTGATACCTCAACAATTACACCTTTTTCATCGGTTTCGATTTTAACTCCATCTTCAAGGATGTATTCACCCATTGGTACGGGGATGTTGCCCTCTTCGGTTACAATGAATACAGGTTCGCCAATTGCAAAGTTTTCACTATCCAATATTACTTCCCCATCCATTGTTTTCTTTTGAGCCATTTCCACCTCAATAGTGGCATCGGCTTTACCCAAACCAAGTACATCAAGTACACGATTTAAGGTATCTTTTGCGTTGCTCATATTAGTTATACGATTAATTTGTTTTGTGTTGTATTTTTAGATTTTTAATGAATTTGCATTTGCCCAATCATTCATTGCTTTTTCAACAATTGGTGGGAACTCTGCATTTATTCCTGATTCTTTATTTATTGACTCCAATCTTGATTGCACTCTTTGTAATGCTTTAAATACTTCAATCCCATCTTTTGTTAATCCTTCAATTCTTCGCATTGTCGCTGAGATATCCATTTTATTGCCTTTTAATTCAAATGCTAAATCCTGCAATTGTTTTGCTAAATCTGCACCGTCTGACAATAAATTTAAATCCACTTTTACACCTTTGGTAGCATCCATAAACTTATGGAATGATGTCTTGTTATTTTCCATTTATATATTCTTTTAAAATGTTTACTATTTTATCCAATTTATCTTGTTCGGTTTCTACCTTGCTCATTTCGGTGGGCATAGATTTATCGGCAAAGAATCCCTCAATGCTAAACCCTTTTACCTTGCCAGTTTTTACAAAGTCATTCCAAATTTCATCGTTTACAATTTTCATTGCAACGTACCATGTACCTACGGGATCGTTAAACCCATAAGCAACGGATTTATCATTCACCTCATCCACCTTTAACCACGTTTCAACAACGATAGCCCCATCCACGCCAAATTGGTGTTCGATGGTTGTTTTGGCTTGGTTGCCACGCATCATGTACAATTGGGATGCCTTTTCTATGGTTGCCTTGGAAAAATAAACGTAGAATTCCTCCTCTTTGCCATTTAATTCTTGATGGCGATAAATTGGCTTGTTTGGAATTAATGCAGGACCTAACAACACACGCTTTTCGGAATCCATTGTTTTAAACTCCAACTTGTGTTGTTTGTTTAAGGCAATAAAATTGGATTCAATGGCGGGTGATTCAACAATGCTAATTGCCTCAATGCCCGTAGCCAATTGTTGTTCATCCAATATTAATTCAACTATCTTCATTTATCTTAATAACGAATTATTTACCCAATGTTGCATTTTGGCTTATATGCCTATCCAATGATTGTTGTGTGGTCATATCTTGTCCAACGGCATACGCTCTAATTGGCTTACCCATTACCCCACCAAATGCCTGTGCCAATTGTGCATTGTTATTCATCTGCCCACCTACGATGCCCACGGATGGACCAAACGATGGCGTGGCGGGTACGCTTGTGGTATCACCTCCACCACCTCCACCAAATTCGGATGGAGGATCAGGTAACTTTTGTGCCGTGATGGCTTTTACTTGTGCCAATCCCGATGCAATAACCCCAGCGGCTAATATAGGACCAGCAACACCCCCCTCGGCAATTGCCTTGGATGCACCGACATAGGTATTGATGATGGCTTGTGTTACCGCCAATGCTTTACCATATTCGGACTCTGCACCTACCAAATCAATAACCCCTCCAAGGGCTTGTGATGCCGCATCCAATCCACTCATGGCTGCCGCTTTCTTTGCCTTGGCAATTTCTGCCTCACTTTTAATGGTATATGTTTCCTTGGCTTTTTGTAATTGTTTTTCTTTGCTTAAACTCTCCGCCAAAAATTCATTTTGTGCATTTAACGCATCTTGATACGCTTGGGTGCCTACGGTCAACTGCGATAACTGGGTTTCAAATTCCGATTGTCTTAATTGACGGATATTAAGCAATTGGTCAATTTCAGTTTGCCTTAATTCTTCCTCCGCACGTTTTGCCTCGGTTAATCTATCAACTTCATTTTGGATTAATTCCGCACGTTCAACGGCTGCTTGTTTATCCGCTAATAATGCCTCATTTTGTAATTCGGTTTGGGATATTAACGATTCACGCCTTGATTTATCAATTTCCAGTGCCTCACGTTTTAACGATACTTCATTGGTAAGGGTTTCTGATGTTAAACCCGCATACTTCGCCTCTACGCCAATTAATTCTTGTTGTAATGCCAAACGCTCATTCAATAAATCTTGGTTTGTCTTATTGGCTTGTATTTGAATATTTAGGTTAGCAATCCGTTCTTGTAAATTCTTTTTCTCGGCTGCCTCACCCTCTGCCAATACAGATTGTAATTGTTTATTGGCTGCAATCCTATCCTCAATAGTTTTGTTTTCATCATCCCTCACTTGGCGTTGTTTCTCCGCCATTTGGTCGTATTTCTCAACAATACCTTGGTACAACACTTGCAATCGTGCAACGTTCTTTGTGGCTTGTACTACTGCTGCGGAAATATCAAATGCCTTGTTTGCTGCCTTTCCTACTCGGGTTGATACTTCAACAACCTTATTAACCATGTTGGTAACCTTTTCCGTGGTATTCTCAACTCCCAATGCAACTTTACCAACGGCATCCACCGCCACTTTACCCGCTTGTTTAAATTCACCCTCAAACAATAACCCAATGGCTTTACCTAATTGGGGTATCAATTCCATTAACCCCTCAAATCGTGTAACTACATTTTCGTACAATAGGGTTCCAAAATCCTTTAAGGCTTGTAATGGATCGTTGAACACCTTTGTCAAAAATTCCCCCAATGGTTTAAACTCTTGCACCAATTGTGTGGCAATGGCACGAATTACAATCATACCACGTTGCAACGCATCTTGTACCTCTTGGTTCTCTGTTATGGCATCCGTCAACGAATCAAACGCCTTAACGGCTAAACCAACTCCAAAACCACCTTTTAGGGTTTCCCCTAATTTTTTAAATGATGATGCAACCTTACCCGTGATTTTAGAAAACCCCGTTAACTTATCCCCCGCCTTTTCGGCAGCGTTGTTACTCGATTCTAAATTCTTGTTTAGTTTATTTAATTGTGCATTTAAATCCGATACATCGGCATTAAACACATATTTTATTTCTTCTGCCATGACTTAAATCCTCTTTTGTATAATCGTTTTACTTGTTTCCAATTCTGGACATATTGATTTTTACCCTTTGCAATCTCCACGGTATCGGATACCCCATACCATTCTTGCGACATTGCCAATTTGATTATTAAATTTATCATTATTGTAATTCCATTATTAAACGCACCGAATTGATATCAAGTGAATGATTGTTATTATCTACGTTATAAAATCCAACTTGTACTTTTTGTTCTGCCCCGATATTTATTAGGGTGGTAATGGTTACGGTTTCCCCCTTGGAGGTAGTTATCATTTTTGCCAAGGTTTCCGCCCCATCCACGTAAATGGCAAACGCCAAACGCTCATTGGACGTATGGTCATACGATACGGATGCCGTCAATCTAAATTGCCCACCATATTCATCGTACATCCATGAATCCACCAACGAACAAGTCAATCGCTCTTGCCCCATTAATTCATATCCCTCAAATCCGATAAATACAGGATCATCCCCAGTGGTTGCCGTGGCAACGGGTACGTCATTGTATGCAGTCATCACCGTACGCCTAAATCTATTGAATAATTGGTTGGTAATGGTTTTCATCCCACCCACGTTTTGGTCATTGTACGTGGTTTGTTGTGGGATGCCTGTGTAATTGATTGCCCCAAATGGTCTTGAATTGGTTAAATTACGCCCTACGATGGCATTGCCAATCAAAGTTGCTCCATTGCTTGGGTCGCTTGTCGCATCCGTCCAATCTGCCTCGTTACCATCCGAATCCAATTCAATGATGGTTACATCTTGATACGTTACCAATTCAATTACCGCACGTTCGTTTAAAATATCGTAATCAATTTTTTGAATCTTGTATTTATTACCGCTCACATTGATGGTGTCGTTTAATTGCAGATTCAACCATTCCCCTACGGGTATCACCGCATTCATACGCACCAATCTTGACTTGGTAGAATAGTATCGGGATAGATAATTTTGATAATACAATTTAAACAACGTATTTAACGCCATATCCCCCGCCAATGCCGTTTCTAATCCAAATGCCAATGAGTAACTACCTTTGGCTACTGGATGGGCAGAATAGGGGCTTACAATGGCTAAATCGTTATATTGTGTACCATTGAAATAATACGGATAATTTATTGCCTCATATCCCGCATAAAAAAACATCATGAAATTGTGTTGCACGGGTTTATTATCCTTATCCAACATCACGGGAATTTGCAAATCCGTTAAATTGATAACATTGCCCACATCGTTAATTTCCCGCATAATGGATGGCACTGAAATATTAAATATGGATTCAACACGCATCTCATCACGGGCAAAATCTACGTTGGGACTAAACTTTATCTCACCAAATCTTCGTGCAAACTTGGATACAATTTCTTGGTTTGCTAAATCCAACCCTTCCGCATGAGTCATCTCAATGGATTTTGGGATATTCATTTTTTCGTGTGAAATCTCCCGAATATCAATGTATTTCGTCCAATCTTTGGTTACCCCCGCCTCGTACCAATCCTCAATGTTGTGCATTTCAAATTCGGTATCACTTACAGGTACTAACACAGAATTGGTAATCTCCATGAATGAACGGATAAAATCCACCACCTTGACATCGGGCATCACATAGGATAAATTTAATGTGGTGTTGGTTATTCCATAGGGTACCTCCGTTATTTCAAACTTACATTCCCCCAACGTACCGCCATATTCCCATCCAACCATAATGGATAGGTCATCCCCTTGGTTTAATCCAATAACATATTCACGCACATGTATTCCAGTGGTATCAATTGCATCCCCTGCAATGGTTGGATTTCTATTGATGGATGGGGCAAACCTAAATGGGTTATTAAAAACACCCCCTGAATTTATCGTTGTAATATCCCAAGTAAGTTTGATTTTGTAATTACCATTGTATGGGGCTTTATAAATGTAGGTGCTTGTGCTATACAAGTTTAATACATCCACAACCTCGGTATTGTATGGGAATTTAATGCTCCCACGCCAAGGCAATGAACCACTCGGGATGGTATAACTTGTCCGTTTTACTTCAATCTTGGCATCATCATTTGCAAAGTTTTGTACTGGACCACTAACCCCCATTGGTGCAACATACCAATCATCAAATTCGGGGCGGCTTAATAAACTTCCGCTCAATGTAAACCCGATATTGGTGAAACACAATTGAACCATCTTTTTGATCCGTACTAATGGGCGGAGGTCGTTAATCTGAACCCCCCCAACATCATTACGTCCTATGTTGTTAACAATTTGAAATCCTTGGGAATAGGTGTACCCCACATGCCAATCAATAATTGGGTACATTACATCCCCACTCAATAAGTTTTGTTGCCATGAACTTGTTATGTTGGCTGCCGTTACTTCATGGTTTAAATCTGTCCAATCCACATCAATCATGGAATCTTCCCCAAACAATGCCATTGCGTTTTTGGCTTGTCCATAGAATATAATATCGTATTGCCGTGCCAACCCATTGGCGTATTTTACCCCGCTTAATTCCACGCATCCCACAAACGTAGGCAACCCATGAACGTAAATAGTGGCATCCAATTTTAAATACGCATTCCAATTGCCTAATACAATGTTCTCTTCAAAGTAATTGGAAAATATTTCATCGTTGGTGGGGCTTGATGGAATGGTAAATTGTTGGGTAAAATCTGTTCGGGCTTGGGATAGGTCGGAAACATCCTTTACCTGCCGTGTTAATTGCACCACCTCATCTTGGAATAGGTCAACGGGCGTTCCCGCAATCTCTAAACTAAATCTTACATTCATTACCTTACCAATTTATTGATTAATGGGTGGTTGTATTCAATGGTTAATGTGTATTGAATCAATTTATCGTTTATTCGGGTTAGTCGATTGAATGCCGTGTCGGTTATCCGTGCCGAATATGCATCCCCACCATCGTCAATCAATAAATTATCCGATGCAAATATTTCTTGTATCTGGGCGTTGTATGCCTCGGGAATATAATCCGTGTTTACAATTAGTGTCGTGGTGGCATTGGTTAAGAAATTCTGTGTTTGATGCACACCATAATCCCACGCCAAGGACATATCTTGTTGCCTAAATATTGGGCGTTCGTACGATTCACGTGTATAATTGAAATTCCTACGGCTTAACGCATTAAATACCATCGTTTCATACACGCCAAATCTGTTAAGGTAATGGATGGTAACTGAACCGTACTTATTCTCACATTGGTATTTTATTGGGAATGTATACGTACCACTTGCATAGGTGAAAGTAATGGTTGTGTTTGTCGATACCCCTGCGGCTTGTAATAACTGAATGATGTCAACCCCTTGGATGGCATTCCCCGAACTTGTAACCGCAACGGGTGTGATGGATGTTGCCCCTATGGTTATGGATGTAATTGTATTGGCGTTGTACCACACATAATAAGATGGAGTGTCATCGGTTATATAAAACGTACTTTTCTCGGTGTAAATATCCGCTGCGATTGTCGCATTGAATCCGTCTTGGGTATATGTCCAACCATTGGTCGCTAATTTAATGTTTGAGGATGTAAATGAACCCGAACCCGTAGCCCATACCCCTTTGCATTTAACGCCAAAATAACACGCCCCACCCGTTACATTGGGCTTGTATGTGCCTACCTCCAAAAAGTCCTCGGTTAAGGCTTGGTTCACCAATTTATGAATGTCTATCCATGCCCGATTGTTTGCGTATTGATCTGGGTATTTGGTAATGGAATAGTTTGGGGATGCTGGAAACGATGCCGCCCCATTCCAAACATATACATCAAAGAGGTAGTAAAACCCTGTTTTGGTGTAATCGGTGTCATATACTTGGTAAATAATGGGCGATAATGCCCCCATATTATCCGATGGTTGTTGCTCAAATGTTACGGACATAATTTTGAATATCTTGTTTAACTGCTTGTTCTAACTCTTGTTTGAATTTAAAATTGGTGGATACGGTTGCCTTGGATAGGAAATCAAACGGCTCAATCCCAAAGTGCTTAATCTTCCTATTCATTAGGAATTTCATGGCGTTTTTGTTTTTGGATGTATTGGACAAAAATTGTCCACTTGATGGGTCTTTTGGGCGTAATCGCTTATTCATTACCCATGCATCCATTGCCGTGGGTGGTATCCCTTTACCGCCTCTAAACTTACCCATTGGCTGCC